AAAAGAAGAAGGAGAAACAAGCCAAGACATTCGTAGAGTGTCACAATACATGTGCCCGCAGCAGTGGCAGAACCTGCAAGTTCTGGGGGTGTTCACACCGCAAGCTGTACAGCGAGATAGAGTCGGAGCATGACTATGAGTTCTTCATGGCCAACTCCAAGTGTTCATTTTATAAGCCGAAGTTATGAGAAATAGAATTAAGTTTTGGAGTGACCGCGAGATTAGAGCGGCATTCGACAAGCGGGGGGGCAAATATAAGGGCATCCTCCAGCAGTTGATGATGGAGCGAGACTACGCCTATAAGCGTCAGATTCGCTACTTTGTCAATGAAGACATTGATAAGTTCATGCGCAGATTATCTTAGTACTTTCTTTTTCGGAAGTTCTAAGTTAATTTTGCAGCACTAAATATAAAGATATGATCAAACAAGAGAACATTGACAGAATTATAAGCGATGTCTCAATTCGAGACGTCGCAATCGATGAAGGTATAACCTTCAGCAAGGAGCGGGGAGGGAAGCTCTGGGCATGTTGCCCATTCCACAAAGAGAACACTCCTTCATTTTTCGTTGATACAGGTACCAACACATGGAAGTGCTATGGTGGATGCCATAGCGGTGGAAATGTGATAAGCCTCTACCGGAAGCTGAAGAATGATCTCCCTTTTCCTATCGCCTGCAAGGAACTTGCAAAAAAATATCTCAATGAAGACATAGAAGACGATTACAAGCCGAGCAAGGAGGATGAGGAGAAGCAGAAAGAAAAAGAGTCTCTGCAGATAATACTCAGCTATGCGCAAGAGTTCTATGTGCAGTGCATACATGAGATCAACCATGCAGCAAACAAGGCACGTGAGACCGTCCGCAAAAGATGGGGAGCTGACGCTATTGAGAGGTTCGGAATAGGTTACGCTCCACGAGATGGTTTTATCGAATGGGCTATGCGTAAGGGTCTTGACTTCGACCTCCTGGAGCAGGTCGGTCTCATCGGTATAGGTGAGCGTGGCAAATATGCCATGCTCCGTGACCGATACACAATACCTATCTATGACAAGATGAGCAATGTCATTGGCTTCACGGCTAGAACTATGTCCGATGATAAGGATATATGCAAGTATCTCAATCTTAAGAATAGCCTGGTGTATGCTAAGGACAAGTCTGTTTTCGGCATCAATTTCGCGCAAAAGGAGGCGAGACTGAAAAATAAATTCTACCTGGTAGAGGGCGCACCTGATGTTGTCAAGCTGCAATCGCTTGAAATCCTCAATACAGTAGCCTCACTGGGCGGAGCGTGGACAGAGAACCAGCTGAAGCAACTCTATCACATCAGCCATACGGTCACATTTATTCCGGATGCTGACACGCTGAAGCCAGGCAACGAGTGGCCTGCAGGTACCGCCAATGTCTTCGCCAATGGTCGAGAGGCATTGGCAGCCGGATTCACTGTCAACGTCCGTGAAATTCCTATTGACTATCCGGCACCTAAGAAAGAAGATCCGGACTCCTGGATTGTTGACAAGGCGCATTTTCAGCAGATGAAGGAAGAGGAGTTCATCTACTGGTTCTGCCGCAGAAGATATTGGCCAACAGCTGATGATATCGAGCAGATGACAACAGAGGACCGCCTGAAGGCTATCGCTGATATCTGCTCCCTGCTGATGATGATCCGTGACGAAGACCTGCGCACAAGCTATCTGACCGGATTATGCACTATGTATAAGCATAGCCGAGAATGGAAGGATACGCTGAAGCGAGCTAAGGAGTCGGAACTGAGCGCCAAACAGGAGAAGGAGCGCAAGGGTGACATCAAGATGCTTCGTGAGTTCGGATTCACAGAACATGACAATAGCTATTGGGGTACCAACAAGGAAGGAGACGAAATTCAATGGTCCAACTTCAAGTTGAAACCTCTCTTCCATATTCGTGATGATTTCAACCCGGTTCGCCTCTTTGAAATCAAGAATAACGGAGAGGAACCTTCACGCCTCATTGAACTGAACATGGATGAGATCACTTCCAGTTCGACCCTGCGCAAGCGCCTATTCGGTATAGGCGATTACATTTGGATGGCCAAGGATGAGCAGCTCATCAAGCTGCTCGGGTACCTGGGCAAGGTAACTGAGACTGCAGACCCTATCAAGCAGCTGGGCTGGCAGAGCGAAGGCTTCTATGCCTTCTGCAATGGTGCCATCGAGGATGGCAGCTGGCTTCCCATCGACGACATGGGCATTCTGCGCTTGACCGCAGGCAAGTTCTACCTGCCTGCCATGAGCAAGCTCAATAAAGATAGCCGAGAGTTGTACGTGAGCGAGAAAAAATTCCGGCATGAGAAGATAGTGGATAACCCTACATCACAGAGTGATTTCTTCGCCAAGGTGGTGCAGGTCTTCGGTGACAACGCCAAGGTGGGCCTATGCTTCTATATAGCGACCCTCTTCCGTGACATTGTCATCGGCAAGAGTCGTTCCTTCCCAATTCTCAATGCCTTCGGCCCTAAGGGCTGCGGTAAAACAGAGTTCGCTGCAACGCTCATGAACTTCTTCTACAAGTACGAGACGAAGTACGAGCCGTTGTCTATCACCAACGCATCCATGCCAGCACTCTCTGACTATGTCGGAGGAGTTAGCGATGCCCTGGTACACATCGACGAGTACAAAAACTCCATCACACAGAATAAGGTGGAGTGGCTCAAGGACTTGTGGAACGGTATAGGTCGCACAAAGATGAACATGGACAAGGATAAAAAGCTCGTGCAGGCCAAGGTTGACTCTGGCATCATCCTCATTGGCCAGGAGATGCCTACTGCAGATATCGCCCTCTTCAGCCGACTCATCTATCTCACTTTTGACAAGGGTGAGCATACACGTGAGGAGAAACAGAACTTCGAGGAACTGGAGCGTATGCGCCAGATTGGTGCTACACACATCACCCTTCAGCTACTGAAGCATCGTGACCAGTTCCAGGGCTGCTTCGGTAATGCCTGGAAGCAAGCATCTGATGACCTGGAGGAGCGGTTGGAGGGTGAAAGCATCCTAGACCGTATAATGACGAACTGGAAGGTGCCGTTGGCTGCATATCTCGCCATCAGAGATTACATCGACTTTCCTTTCAGCTACAGTGACCTTTTGGGAGTAGTTGTTAAGGGAGTCAAGACGCAGAACAGCATGTGCAACACCACCGACGAGGTCGCTGGGTTCTGGAATATTGTCAATGCTGCAGTACAGATGGGTGAGCTGAAGATGGACCAGGACTTCAAGATTAAGACAGTTGGCGCATTGACCACCAATAAAGTCAAGATTGACAACTGGGCGATGCCGAAGAGCATCCTCATGATTCGCAAGGACATCACCATGGCAGTCTATCGCAAGTTAGGCAGGCAAATGGACGAGAACCTTCTGCCGAAGGAGTCACTCCTTCACTATTTGCAAATAGGTGCAGACTTCTACGGGTCAACAAAAAACCCTGAGCGATTTATCAAGTTCACTCCGAGCGGCTTGCCGGAGACAGTAGAGAAGACAGATGCCAATGGTACTATCACTGGCCGGCAGAAGATATATTATAAGGACAGGCCTCTCTGTTTTGACTATACCATGGTGGCAAACAGATATGGCATAGATCTTGACACAGAGGTAGATGGTGAGCAGGAACAGACCAAGGATACCTATGTCATGACAGATGCTGAACAGAAGGCTCTAGGTCTGGAACCTTCGCCACTTTAGTGGAAATAAGTTTTTTGTTTAGATCATATCGATAGCCTCCAGGGGAAGAGATTCCTCTGGGGGCTTTTTTGTTGGTGTTACGTGATTTTTCAGACCATTCACACGCGACTTAAAAGCATGTGGCAATTGTGGCAATTGGTGCAACACTGATTATCAGAGAGTTAAGAAGGTATGTATTTGTGGCAATTATGTGGCAATTTGTGGCAACGAAGGAAGAAGTGTGACAAAGGTTGTGGCAATGTGGCAATTCTATTATATATTTGTGTCAATAAGAAAGGACTTATAATATTAATAATCAAGCACTTAACATTTTTGCCACAATTGCCACAAATGAATTGCCCAAAAATGGGTTCCTTGATTTTTAATTGCAATTTTTTCCCTTAAAACAAGGATTTTTAGCGCAATACAGATAACTTTTCCTATAAACATAGGAATATCTCGATTATTTTTCCTAACTTTGCGGTGTTTTTAATTACAGAAATATGAGTAAATTCGTAGTTTATGTACAGGTAGAGCCATATCTAAAGCAATGGCTCACCCATAGTTTCGGCGATCCCGTGGAATTCCCGTCCTCCAGCAACGAGAATGCTGTTCTGCGCCGGTTCCTATCTAAGCGCCCGATCAATAATCTGCCTGAGCAACCTGGAGAGCGAGATGTTGCCATCTGCATACCTTACTCCAAGTCTAAAAGCCCAGAGACTTACAACTTCCTTAACGGTCATGCAAAGCAGGCGCTCACCGAGAGCATCAACGACCTCTTCCGCATCAACATGTGGAGTGACCTTGGAGACCTCAATGACATGTCATGCAAGAAGATGTCTGCTTTCCGCTCCTGGTGTGAACAGCAGGGTATCGACATAGAGTATGCTGAGACAATCCGCATGAAGTGGTATCGCATGCGCAAGGCCTATCAAGAGAAGGGCATCAATCTTTTTAATCTTAAAAGATGCAAAAAAGACGATTTTTCATGAAAAAATCTCATCTACTCTAGCCCTGTTTTTGTTCAACACCGAACAGGTGCGAACAGATGCGAACAGTCACGAAATTTTTAAGCTTATGAAAAGACTTAGTTATATCTGCAACGTGCAGCGCATTCCTGTCAGCGAGTTGCCTTTCGATACACTTCTAGGCAACCATACATTTGAAATACCAGATAGCTACAATTGGCCAGTTGTTAAGTGTCAGAAGCCTGCCAAAATGGAAATCACAGACAAAATAGAGGATGGTCAGCGGTTCTACACCCATAAACTCACCTTCCGCACATGCCGCGAAGACCTGGACATGAAGGACAACTATGCCTATCTGGTCACCACCATCGAGGGCAAACGCTATCTCATTGGCAACAGGGAGCGGCCATATCCTATTATTAATATGTCAGATGTCCACCCTGATTCCCTTGGGACTTCTGCCATGCTCGAGTACACAGTTCAGTGGGGTAGCACCCGAAAAGCACCTTTATTAGCCTGATTTACGTATTTTTCCGTTGGCAATTGCCATATTATCTTTGCATCAAAAAAGATAAGCGCATGAAATACGGAATGATGATATGCGGTACCATCGGAGCCGGCTACGACTGGTGGTCGGGCACCTATGGTACACGTTCCAAGGATGTCAAGGCCTACCTTGACGCTCATCCGGACGAGGAGGTGGATATCGCCGTCTCCTCGCCGGGTGGTTATGTTGATGAAGGCTTGACCATCTATCAACTTATCAAGGATCATAAACATGTCAATGTCCATATCCTCGGCATGACTGCTTCCATCGCTACAGTTCTCTGCATGGGAGCCAAGCATGTTGATATGTCCGTCGGCAGTACCATGCTCATTCATAATGCTTCGACAGGTGTCGCAGTCTGGGAGTCTGCAAACAAGGCGAAACTCGATGAACTCATCAAGGATTGGCAGAAGCAGCGTGATGGTCTCGACACCATCGACAAGGTCATAGCCTCCGTCTATGCCCAGAAATCGGGCAAGACAAGCGATGAAATCCTGGCTCAGATGGAAAAAGGCAGTTGGCTGAGTCCACAGCAGGCATTGGAGATGGGGTTGGTTGATGAGGTCAGGGACCTGGACGAGGAAGACAAGAAGCGTCAGACTAATCTCGCTAAGAGATTCACTAACGCTTTCTGCTCCAACCTTGGTTTGCCGCCACTTCCTGGAGCAACCGCTAATGACGAGCCCTCTAAAACATTTCTCGAGAAGGTTGCCGCCTCACTCAGAGATATGTTCAAGAATAATTCACAAATTTCTAACATGAAGAAGAAATTCCTCAATCTTCAGACCCTCCTCAATCGCAAGGAGGATTTTGAGGTTAACGATGAGAAGATTACTCTCACCGATGCAGAGATGCAGAAAATCGAGGATGCTCTTGCCCAGAAACAAAAGGACTTGGATGACAAGTCCGCTGAGCTCGACAAAGCCAGACAGGAGGCCAAGGACCTGAAGGCGAAGGTTGAGCAGAAGGACAAGGATATCCAGGCCAAGAATAAGGAGATCAAGGATCTCAAGGGCGCTCCGGGTTCTGGTACCCATGAGGGCGTCACACCAGAGGTTGACAATGTTGACTCTGGTGAAATCTACAATGCTTTGAAGCAGATCAATTAAAATGGCAGCTTTAGACAATACAATTCAGATTACTCCTGATTCTCTGAAGACCAGCTTCGCGAAGTATCGCAAGGACATCATTCAGATGCCGGTACGCGCTCTTGACGAGGCCGCAAAATTCATGAGCCGACGCGTGGGCGTCCGTGGCAAGGAGACTGTCGGAGAGCTCGCAGGCGACATGGAGCTCGGGCCATACTCTCTTACTCGCAAGGATGAGAATGGCGTTACCATCACAGGCCGTACCCTGGAGACATTCCTTGGTTCATGCGTCAAGCCTTTTGAACCGAATGCTATTCGTGAGTCTATCTGGGGTTCCAGCGTTTTCCAGGGCGAAGCGCTCAAGAACCAGCCTATCACCAAGCTGATTGGCATGTTCCTGGCAGGCAAGATAGGTGAGGCTCTCTTCAAGAACCTCTTCACCATGAAGCAAAACCCTGCAGGCTCTGGTACTGCAGACCTCGCTGATGGTTTCAAGACCATCTCCGATGCAGACATCAAGGCCAAGGCAATTTCTGTTGAGAAGGGCAACCTCTTCAATACAACCGAGATGACTGGTGTCAACGCAGTCGATGCAGTCGAAGCATTCTATGATCATGCCGATGCTAAGCTGCAGGGCATCAATACCTACATGTTCATGAACAGCCATGAACTCACGCTCTACCGCCGCTGTTATCGCGACAAGTACGGAAGTGTCAATTGGAACAACGAGTTCAACCACAACAAGATGGATGGTGCAAGCAACTGCACCCTCGTGGGTCTTGACAACGTTCCTGCGGGCTACAAGATCATCACTCCTGGCAGCAACATGCTCATCGGTTTGGCTACCGAGGGCGACAAGGCAAACTTTGGTGTAGAGAGTTCTCTTGACTCTCACTTCCTGGTTGACTTCGTGGCAACTATGTACTTCGGTACTCAGTTCGAGTCGATCTCCAAGGAACGCATCCTCTTCGGTTACGACACTATCCCTTCTGAGTAAGGGATAGCTGTCTATGGTTATACATAATATTATATATTGATATATGGCAACTAAGAAAACATGTGCTTCAACCACAGACCTTTATGAGGATGTGTTGAAGTGTCCTGGAGAGAAGCGACTGCCGGGTACCAGAGCCTACGGCTTCTTCATTCCACGTCGTTACATCACCAAGTTAGCTGAGCCGCAAAAGGAGGCTGCCACCTCACTCAAGGATTATCTCGTCATCAAGGATAACCACACCATTCAGGCTGACAAGGTCTGGTTTAAGGTAGCCTTCGTCACAGACAAGAGTTCCTTCTCGCCAGAGGCGCAGGGTGAGCATAGCTGCAAGACAATGAACCTCAAGGCTACTCTCATCCTCCCAGGAACAGAGGAGGAAGCTTCAGCACTGGCTTCCATCCTCCTCAACGATGATTGCATCTTCATGGTACCTGAGCGCAACGGCAAGCTTCGCCAGTTCGGTGACGATACATTCGAGGTCGACGTGACACCTTCTCAGTCTTCTGGTGCAGGCATCTCTGACGAGACCAATACCACACTGGAGATCTCTGCCAGCTGCGAGACCATGCCTCCATTCTATTTCGGTACCCTCACAACTGCTGAAGGAACCATCAGCGGCAAGGATTGCAAGCCAGTGGAGGTATCTAGTGGTACAGACAGCCATTAACTAGGGATTCGATATTCCTATATAACTACTATCAGTGGCGGGGCGATGCTTACATGAGCTCGCCTCGCCATTTTAATTTTCTATTTATTATGAATGATCCGAAATTCACAGAAAAGTTGAAGAAGTGGTTTGACTGCGAGCATACCGATGCCAACATCAGGGAGGGAGCGCTTCTCCTCCTTCAGATGAATAACAACCGCCACCTCTACCAACTCATCAACTTCGACCCACAGGGCAAACTCGAGTTGCTCAAATATGAGCTGCAGAAGCATCTCAACTATCGCATCGAAGGCATGACCATCGATGATGTCCGCAACTATGACAAGGCAGTCACGCCAGTTCTTCAGACTGCGGTTGACAAGACATCAGAGGCAGACAAGATTGCCAAGCAGCTAGCACCTCATCTTCCGGTCGTGGAGTCTGAAAACCTCGATTCCATCGTGCCTTCAGCCATCGTAGCCAAGGGCAAACGAGCAGACCATGACCAGTTGCCTGAAAACATCCAGGCTATTTGGGAAAATAACTGCGCTCTGTGGAAGAAAATCAAGGAACACTTTGAGGCTTGCAAAGCTTACGACATGTCATGTGACAGATACGAGGGCTTGCATGCTGCCGACGAAGACTTCAAGCGCATGCTCCTTACACTCAAGGAGGAGTACTATGCATACAAGCAGGCCATGGACGTCTACGACCATGCCAAGCCGGGTGATGCCGAGAAGCTGCCAGCGGAGGAGCAGCCAGAAGCAGCCATCACCTCCAAGCAGATTGGCAATGCTCGATCCTACATCACCAAGAACCTTGACCAGCTTATTGGCTTGACGGAGGCTGGCAACACCGACAAAGCTGACGCCTTGCGAGCAAAGGTCAATGAGCGTGTGCAGCTCCTCATTACTGCCAAGGCAGAGATAACCGCTGATACCATCGCCAAGCTTCAGCAGGCTGGCATCAACATGGAGCAGCAGGCTTCAGCCGATGGCGAGGAGCAGCCAGAGAGTGCAGAAGAGGAGGTTACAGATGAGGGCGAAGCAGATACAGCAAGTCCTGAAGCCACTCCAGCAGAGTAGCTCACAGGTCTTCTTGGGTCAAGGGCTTCACACCCTTGGATTGTTAGGTTGGATTCTGGAGCAGACAGGACCGGCAGATGTTGCCGTCACGACCTTCTCTACATCCGATGCCTTCTTGTGCGGAGTCATTAACCTTCGCAAGCGAGGGTTAATTAACCATTCAACGTTAGTGGCTGACATTAAAGCTTCAAGTAAAACTTTAAAGCTAAAACGCTTAATGACAGAGGCTTTTGATGATGTTCGGCTTACGCTCAATCACTCCAAAATTATGTTGGTCAGTAACGCTGAGTGGTTAGTCTCCGTGATAACATCGCAGAACCAGACGTATGGTGATCGCGCTGAATGCACCTTCATTTCTCTCGATAGAGACGTCTATCTCGATATTCATAATATGCTCAATAATCTGTTAGATGATAAGACAACAATTTCCATTCCTCGAAGAGAGTGATTTATATCTGCAGACTGTCTATGATCTTGCCAAGACCATGACGCCTGTTGAGGAGATTCCCATCCTGATGGACCTTCCTCCTGATGAGTCTATGGCTATGCAACTGGAGCTGCAGGAACCTAGGTCGCCATATCGCAGACGCTATCTCAGAGGTTTAGCGGAGACCGCTAATGAGTTGAGAACCAACAATATTGCATTGGCAAATGTAGGTTCTCCTGGTGCTTATCAGGCTGTCATGTCACAACTCTCGCAGATTATTGCTAAAATCTCATGATATGAGCCTGCCTGTTAATGTTGATGATTACATGAAGTACATGCCTCTCAATGAGGATGAACTTCTAGATCTTCATCTCTCCGCTATCGTCAGAGCGAGAGTGGAGAGACTTCGAGGGTGCTATGCGTTCTGGCTTCGATACCCTCGATATACCGTCCGGGAGATGGTTGATCAGGATAAGGCCATGTTCGGCGTAAGCGAGACACAGGCATACGATGATATCCATCTCTGCCAGGTCATGCTCGGCAATCTCAACGCCGCCTCAAAGGAGTTCTGGCGATGGAAGGTCAACCAGGAGATAGACGAGGACCGCAAGGCTGCCAAGGCTGCCGGCGACTTCCGGGCGCTTGCCGTGATGCAGAAAAACCGCATCAAGAACAACCGCACAGACACGCCTGATGAGCCAGAGCTGGCATTCGACAAGATTGTTCCTGTTGAGTTCCGCATGACAGATGATCCGACAGTCATCGGTTTGCAGAAGATTCCAAATCTTCGCGCAAAAATCAAGAAAATGGAGAAGCGCTACTCGATGCCGGACATCGAGGATGCTGACTTCGAAGAACTTCCGCCAGATGATGACAGCAAGACCTAAGGAGTTATTTTTCAACGACGTGCAGTCGCGCGTCCTACAGCTCATGCCTAAGACGCTGGTCTGCGAATGGGGCCGTGGAACAGGAAAGGGTGTGGTCGAGGCTGGCCGCATCCTCTATGCTGTTCAGCACATGCCTGGCTCGTGCCTGGGCATGGTGGCGCCATCGGTCAAGCGATGCCAGACCAACATCCTTCCTTCAGCTCTGGTCCACCTCGAGGAGTGGGGCTACAAGCGCGATGTCCACTACATCGTTGGCAAAAAACCGTGGAAGGCGCTGCACTGGCAGGAACCGCACTTTTCGCCCATGAACTGGGAGAATACAGTAGCCTTTTATAATGGCAGCTACCTCAACATCATCTCTCAGGACCGCAGCGGTACCTCCAACTCCCTCTCACTCGACCATGTTTTTATCGACGAGGCGAAGTTTATCGACTGGGAGCAGCTTAACAATGAGACGCTCCCTGCCAATCGAGGCAACAAGCAGCTGTTCGGTGACTGCTGCCTCCACCATGGTCTGACCATTACTTCAGATACTTCAGCAACAAAGAAAGGTTCCTGGTTCATGTCGTGGGAGAAGAAGATGGATAAGGAGCTGATTGCTACTCTTGAGACGGTACTGGTGCATCTGCATAGCATCCGAAACAAGCTGGCTGCTCACCCAGAACGGTACGATTACTACATGTCGCAGGTGCAGAAATACGAGAAGGTTCTGCACTCCCTCCGCTCCTATGCCCTGGTGTATTCCAGGTGCTCGAGCATTCAGAACCTCGCAGTTCTGGGCGAGGACTTCATCAGACAGATGAAGCGAGACCTGCCAAAGATGACCTTCCTCACGAGCATCATGTGCCAGCATGTAGGCATTGCACAGGATGGTTTCTACTCCGGGCTTGATGAGGATCGCAACTTCTATACGGCACCGAACACCAGGTTCCTCAATGACCTGCAGTATAAGTTCGACCCTAAGCACGACAAGCCGGACTGCCGCATGGATGGCGACCTGGAGGACGGTTTACCGCTGATCATCGGTTCCGATGCCAACAACAACATCAACTGTCTCGTAGTCGGGCAGGTGGGTTCTGATACCAAGTTGCGCATCGTCAACTCATTCTATGTCAAGTATGACAAGAAGTTGCCTGAGCTCGCTCAGGACTTCTGCGACTACTATAAGTATCTCAAGAACAAACGAGTCATCTTCTACTACGATGCAACCTTCGTGGGAAACTCCTATGCAACCCACAACGATAAGTTCTACCAGATTATCACCAAGGTGCTACGTAGGAATGGTTGGCTCGTTACAGAGGTCTACATCGGCAAGCCGATGAACCATCTTGAGAAGCAGTTGCTCATCGACCGCATGTTCAAGGGACATGCGCGCCACATGGTTCTCATCAACCAGGACAATAACGAGGACCTGATCATCTCAATCGAGAGTGCCGGCTGTTACAACAACGGCAAGGATAAGCGAGGTGAGAAGCTCGTAGAGACAGACGAGGACAGGCTGGAGAACCGCACCGACTTCTCCGATGCCTTCGATACCGTCTGCATTGGCGTTGACAAGTTCCCTCAGACCGTCCTCTATACGGGAGGCATGAGCAACTATTACCCTCGATAGAATATTTCGTTCTTTTTTTTATTTATTGCTTTAAGTTTTTTTTATGCTATGATTCCTTGGCTGCTTGCTCGTGAGAGTAGGCAGCCTTTTTTCTTTCCGGGTGTGTGAGAAAGCGGTATCTCCGATGGTGAGTTTGATGCTGTTCCGTACTTTTTTTATTGCATTCTCCGCCGCCCGTCATGTGTTCCCATCCGAAATTTCCTATGCAAAGGTAGCTTCTGGCGATTCAAACCTGTGCATGAACCTGGGTTAACAAAAGCCAAAGGTTCTTCACGCTTCACTAAACCTTTACCTTTTGTTAACACAGAACCCCACACCTGTTTGCCTCTGCCAGCGCATTTTGAATGCATAGGAAAAATCGAAAGGGCACACCGGGCTTTGAACGGAATGCAATTAAAAAAAATACTCCACAGCAGGAGTGGGAAAAAATCTCTGGGCTCCCAAACATTACCAGAATACAATTTCAAACTTTATAAAATTTTTCGATATGAGACAGAATTATTTCTTTGAGTACGTTCCTAATGCTTACATCAACCTTTGCGTTGACAAGGCACAGCAGATGGCAAACAACCGCTTCGTCTACGACTTCAAGGCAGGCGAAAAGAAGGCGGTACACCTCTGCGCTGAGTGGCTAGTTCGCTATCTTACAAAGCAGTATAGCAGTATCTTAGAGGACTTCGTTGTAGTTTTTGCTCCATGCAGCACACAATGGAAATATACCAAGCGATTCGGCTATCTTGCAGCCATCCTCAATGCAGCAGGCATCAAGACCGCAAACGAGCACGTTCACATCTTCGGAGAGCGCAAGCCAACCCACAACGGAGGCAGCCACGTTGTCAACGAGGACATTTATCACGTTTCAGTAGATGGCGAGTACTTCAAGGGCAAGCAGGTCATTCTATTCGACGACCTGCTGACTAGCGGCAAGACCATCGAGGACTTCAGAAGCAAGTTGGAGGCGGCAGGCGCTTATGTGGAGAGAGAAATCTTTTTGGCTCGCACCATTCACCACGACCCAATAAGCAACAGAGGCGTATTGCAGGAGATGGCAGAAGGCTTTTATGAGGCAGTGGCACACTCAAAGAGATGTTTCCCACAGGGTGTTAATATCAACAAGAAATCAAACAACAACTATAATAAAGTAGCGTAACATGAAGAAGTACAATGATATACTAGCAGACGAGCGCCCAGAGTTCAAGGCAGCTAATTACGGATTCGATTCACTCAGTAACACCGAATTGTTATCCATGGTAATCAACAGAGGGGCAGGAACAGCCGAAAGCCTAAGCCAGGCTAGGCAACTGATGAACATGGCAGACAACAATCTCAGTAACCTTGCAAAGTTATCCATGGACGAAATGCAGGTAGTGCAGGGAATAGGCGACTGCAAGGCGTTGGCAGTACTCGCAGCTTTGGAACTAGGTAAGCGCAGGGCAGTGGAGAAGTTGGGCAGCAAGCCCGACATGGGCAGCAGTCTAGCCATATACAACTACATGCTTCCGCAGATGGCAGACCTAAAGGTGGAGCAGGCACACGCCATCTTTATGAACCAAAATTTCAGACTCATCAAGAGCGTGAAACTGAGCGAGGGAGGGATAACAGAGACTTCAGTGGATATTCGTATCCGCATGAGGGAGGCAGTCTTGAGCGGTGCAACCATCATGGCATTTGTGCACAATCACCCATCGGGCAACACGCAGCCAAGCAAGGCGGACGATGTGCTGACCCAGCAGATAGCCAAGGCTTGTCAAGTCATGCGCCTCTTCTTTATGGACCATGTGATAGTAACAGATGGAGCATTCTACAGCTATCACGACAAGGGCAGACTATAGGCACCATGGGCAACGTGATAGGAACACGTTGCCCTTTTACTTGCTTGCAAACTTGCTGATAACCGCGGATGAAGGGAAGGGGATAGAGATAGCGAGAGCGATGGCAATTCGGGGCAGCAGTCGGGGAAAGGGGCAATTGCCACATGAAAAATCCCTTACATATACCGCTCCAGTCAGCCGTGGCAATTGCCTCCGAGCGTAGGGCGGTGGGGGCTATGCTTACAGCAAGGCACGCCCTTTTTTGTTCCAACTTTCTAAAAATCCATGATTTTCAGCAAGTTGGCAAAAATGACCGTGGAAAATTTGTGCAAAATGCCCAAATTTTGCAATCAATTGCCATTGATTGCCCGCTCGAAAACGGCTACTTATGCCAATTTCCATGAAATTGCCACAAGAAACGAGCCGTTTTCGAGCGAACCCCTACATTGCATTTCGGGGTAAAAGCGGTGATAACATTGTTTGACATCATTCAAGAATGATGAGAAAAAGAGGTAAAAACCGTGTTTGATGGGGGTGAAATCTTAAAAATGAGTTAATCATAAAAGAAAGTTTATGTTTTATTTGGCTATTAAAAGAATTTTATGTATCTTTGCATCGTGAATAGATAACTAGATGTTTAACAATTTAAAATTCAACAGATGAATGAAGAAGAGCTAGAAAAGCAGATTAGAATTAAGAAGAAACTGCTAAGTGATTACATCAGGCTGAGAAAGGCTTACAACATTGATGATGAAACTTATTGGAAGTTTACAGACAGCGTTTTAGACCAGCTTTCAGTTCTGATTAAGAAAAGAAAAAAGAAGTAAAAACTTACCCCTCCTTCGGGAGGGGATTTAAAAAATAAAAGATATGAATAATAATACGGATTTACTTAAGGAATACGCTTCTCTTGCAGGCAAGGAAGACGAAAAGAGCGAAGCTCGCAAAACAGAAATTTTAAACTACATCAAATTAAATGCTGATGATAGTGATAGAGAGGAAGCAAAGGCTTTCATCAACCAAAAGATGGAGCAGCTTCAGAGTGAAGTCCTGACTTTGCGTGAGCAGCTTGCAGAGGAAGATTACAAGTTGCTGCCACTTCGTTACATCGCACAGAATTACTTCGGCAAAAGCGCAGCATGGCTCTCTCAGCGTCTCAATGGCTCAGAGGTTCGCGGTCATGTTTACACGCTCAATTCCGAGCAGAAAGATATTTTCAATCGTGCCGTCCAGGAGATTGGACAACGCATTAGCTCTTTGCAGTTAGCATAGGGTTATCTGTTCACACAACCGTCCCCGACGCGATTCCGTGTCGGGGACTCTCATTCCTTTAAACTTAAAAATATAAGATTATGGAATATACAGAGATGATTGATAAGGTGAAGGCTTTGGCTACACAAAACAGAGCTGCCAAGACCGCAGATGATAAGGCGGAGGTTCGCCGTCAGATGGATGCACTCAAGGAGTCAGACCCTAAGGCTTTTGCCGTGGCTGTTGGCTACATGGCTAAGACCACAGAGCAGAAGGTCAAGGAACTGACCATGGCAGAGAAATTTGGCTCGCTTAGCCTTGCTATTTAGGCTATCTTTATTTAACACATCGTCCCCGACACGATTCCGTGCCGGGGACTTATTATTCACATATATTCGATATTGTTGTATAAAAGATAATTTTATGTTACTACAAGATATTGAGACCTGCAGGCAGGCTCGTCTGGTTCTCCGAGAGCTTATCAAGAGCGATAAGTCACGTGCGCAGCTCTGGGGCTCGCTGGTTGACAACCAGCTTGATGATGTTGATTTGAGGTTCATCCTTCCACCATTGGCCAACGAGGGCTACATCGAAGAGTCTGAAGGCATGTGGCATATACTGGACAAGGGTGTGAAGTACATGCAGAATTACGACAGAATGATGCTGGAGAGCGCAGAGAGCTATCTAGAGGGGAGGTCAAAGCGCACCCGTGAAAATCCTCAAGAGCACAAGCAGGAGAGTGAAAGGAGATGGAATAGGAAGATGACTGTGATTGGAGTCATTCTAGCCCTATTATCCGTGTTAGCAGCTTACACAGAACCTCTCTTAGAGAGGGCATGGCAAGCGATATTATCGCTAGTGATTGACAAATGACTATGATATAGAGAGCCTTGATACGGCTCTCTATACTGTCAATATCGGTTCTTGACTTTCTCATACCTTATATATTATTTCGTTTAACCGATGCAAATATACGGAATTTTATTGAATATCCGTGGAATTTTATTGAATATCCGTGGAATTTTATTGAATATCCGTGGAATTTTATTGAAAAACAGAGAAAATCTGAGAAATTCATTCCTCAATACCCCGATTTTATGCTCTAAAACATATTCCCTGCAGATACTTTGTCAGAGAGGTTAATGTCTAAAATATTATTGCTATTTTTGCACTTGATTTAAACAACAAACTTATGGAAAAAGAAAATATTAATTTTGTTGCCATTGACTTTGAGACAATGACACCCGAGTTGACTAGCGCATGTGCAGTTGGTATGGTACAAGTAGTAAATGGTGTAATCATGCAGAAGTTCTATAGCTTAATTAAGCCATATCCTGATGAGCGCACAGAGCGAAACACATTCGTGCATGGCATTACTGAAGAGATGGTGGAGAATGCACCTACTTGGGATATCGTTTTCCCAGTTCTGAGAAGCTTCGCTCAGAGTGGTTGCATAGCTTGTCATCACGAGGGAACTGAAGCTAACATACTCTCAAGACTAGCTGAAGTTTACAATATTGACATGCCAGGATATCAGATTATTGATACCATGCAATTATTACCAGGTAATAATTCGTTGAAGAAGATGTGCGAGTTGATGGGAATAGAGATGCACGACCATCATGACGCATTAGCAGATGCAACTGCCTGTGCTGAGATTGTACTGAAAGGTGCAGGCATTGATGTCACACATCATCATTATGAGAAGCCTGACTATAAGGCTCACAAGAGCCTGACTGGAGAAGTCAAACAGCCATTAGCTGATGAAGATGTTGCTAACAAGGACAATCCGTTCTTCCACCAGAAGGTGGTAATCACTGGAGTATTTACGGCTTTCCCAGATAGAGAGAAGCTGGCTTTTAGACTTCGTGACTGCGGTGCAGACATCAATTCCTCTATCTCGGCTAAGACTAATATCGTAGTTAAAGGTGAGGGAGCAGGACCTTCCAAGATGGAAAAGATAAAAAAACTCAATGAGAAAGGAGCTAATATCAGAGTCATCGAGGAGAAAGAGATGGTGGAAATAGTAGAGAAATATGGTATATAAATAAAAAAATGAGCGAGGAATGAAAATTTCTCGCTTTTTTTTTGGCGGTTCCAAATATTCTTCGTACTTTTGCCAACGCTTAACAGATGATTGTAGACAATCCGGCAGGGCGACCGTTTCGCCTATGGCTTTTAGCCGCAGGCTTTTTTTATGCCTAGGAAAATCTTTTTTTCTAACTGGGAAAATAATTTTTTCCAACTGGGAAAATAGATATGCCCAATACATGGCGGCTGCATGAACCGTAGATTTGATAAGTCCTTCCGGATAAGTCATCATCTGTTAAGCAACGGGGAATGCAGCCGCCACCCTTTTATACAATCGGCTGTTTACGCTTAACAGATGATGCAATATGCAGAATTCAATTTTATTAAGTGATGCGCAGGTGAGACCTGCAGGCATCAGCGTTGAGGAGGGTATCAATACCCTCAAGTGTGAAATCAAGAAGCTCGCCAAGACCAAGAGCGAGACCTTCAGCTATATCTGCGGGGAGACCGTGACCTATGGAGAAGTTGTGCTCACCATGGTTGGTTTCGCAGCTGTGATGGCGATGGTCATGATTGGTGGTTTCATTTTCGGAGGGGAGGTAGCATGATGAAGAAAAGTAGAAACCGCAGAAGACGCACAGCAAAGCTGACAGCCAAGGATATCATCAGGTGCAAGTTCTTCATGAATATTGGCAAAAGTATGAACGCCCATAAGGTGGAACTCAAATTTCAGAGATACTACAATACAATGGGTTCTGTTGTTTTCATCGATGATGCGTCACACAAGCAGACTATTATCCGATTATATGATCATCGCTACTATGCTCTTAGGTATGGAGCTAAAGAGGCTAAGACATACAACATGACTCTAGCCATGTGGAAAACCATAAACAACGATTAGGCATGAAAAAGAATAAGAAGAAAGTCAAGATAGACGTTCTCTTGCTATATTTTAGACGCCGTCGCATCCGCGATGCGCTCAATGAACGTTGGTGGGAGCTTGATAGAATACGTGTTGAGCTGTACAAGCTAGTGGAGTACGCCAAGATTCAGTCGAGATACTGTGTTAATCCAGTCTCCCACCGCATTGTCGGCAGATACCTCAGAGAACTGGAGCGAGAGGAGGTCCGTGTTACCAGACTTCAGAGCAAATACGACCTTTGGGCTTCCCGTCTGAGCTACTGGGTTAACCTCTATGAGACGGCATTAAACCGACAGCACCCAGATAACAGAATTTAAGTATAACCCTTTAAAAATTAACGATTATGCCAAGAAATACAGATAATTTCATCAGCGAGCAGTTTGAGGAGGACCTGCTCGACGCTTACTTCCACTTCCGCAGCTGCCTCCCTGTGAAGGATGAAGAAACCGGTCTTGATTACAAGAAGAGCTTCAAGACCACACAGGACATCGCCACGGAACTAGATGACATGGGCGGTGTCAGTATAGAAACCATCAACCAGTATCTGCAGGCGCATGGCTACTATGTAGCCACGCAGCCAGACGGTACCGTGGCATGGGCTATATGGGAGAGAGTTGTCAGGCCAGACAAATTGGTTTAAGTTAAAAACTCATATATTTTATTATACTACCATGTGTTATGAATAATTTTTCGTACCTTTGCAGCACGAAAAATTTTACAAAGTTTTGAAAAGCTTTGATACGGCTGGCCGCCCGTGAGGGTAGTCAGCCGTATTTTTATTTTTATCCTCTCTATATTATCTTTGCATCAAAAAAGATAATATATGACCATCACATCACTTCCGTCGGGCAGTTTCTTCCTTGAGAACATCCCCGACATCGATATTCTTACGGCCAAGACCCGCCTGCTCGTCACCATCAAGATAGGTGATGATACCATCTACGATGAGTATCTCTATCCTGCCGATGGAGAGATCAGAGTGAGCGACCTTGCCGACATCTTCCGTCCCTATGCACGCCGGAGGCTGGCAGTCACAGCCACCATCACCATCGCCGAGCAACAGGTTCCGGACTCCGGAGACACCGACTCGGCAACAGTCACCGATACACAGACAGCCAACCTGCAGGTCTACTATTCTACCGTAGACATCGTGGGCGTGGACTGCTCTACATTCCTCACCACCCACTTTCTCACCCTGCTGGAGGGACACAAGACCACCTACATGGGGCGACTTGAATATCTCCACTACATGGGCAAGGACACGGCAACAGTCACCGCACACTTTTCCGACAAAACCACAAAATTGTTTACCGCACCAGCCACCGGCGGCAATGACATCTACACCACCATCGACGTTTCTCCGTCAAGATTCGAGGCAGAGGGTACCGACCTTCTCTACTACGTGGTAGAGGCAGGCTCACGCTCCATGACCTTCATCATAGACAGCGAGGAGCGTGATGTGGCGCCTACTCTGCTCTTCACCAACAGCTTCGGCTGCCAGGAGCTCATCTACTGCACAGGCAAGCACGAAGTAGACCCGCAGTACACCCGCGATGCAGCCTACATGGGCGGCATCAGGGTAAACTACCGCATCACAGAGCAGCGCACTTTCAACGCCGATACTGGCTATCTGGGCACAGACATGGCAAACTGGGCAGATGATCTCTTCCGCTCAGACGAGGTCTATCTGGTCAACTTCATCGGCGGGGTAGCCAAGGTGGGCAAGCGTGTCACCCTCTCTGACTCCAAGTCCAAGCGTGACAACCTGCGCGACAGCGTGCCACGCTTCACCTTCAGCTACACCTACGCCCAGCGCCAGCACAACGTGCTTGACCTGCAGCGTGCCGGCCGTATCTTCGACAATACCTTTGACAACACCTTCAACTGATGAGACGCACGGCTTACCACCTCACAGAGGTGCTGCGCCTCCTGGCCAAGGCAGAGCGAGACCGCTCTACCATTAACCTGAAGGCGTGGACATCAGACGGCAAGACCGTCGACTATACAGGATGGCTGGTCAGGGGCAGCAGTTGGCGAGGCGGTTTCCACCGCCTCGTCAATCCGGCAAATGCCGAGGTTCGCACCGTTCCGGACATCTACATTCACCAGTTCCTGGGCTTACCAGTATATTTATGACATGAAACAGAAAAAATATCAGCTTCAGCAAGTAGGAACCAGCGGTTCCTACAGTCGCTACGCTCTCGTGGCAGAGGGCGTGAGCAGGGTTACAGACTCCACCACCATCGAGCAGCAGTATGGGAAGGATACCAGTTTTCTGGGTTCCGGAGAGGTGGGCGACGCCACCACGGGCATCTTGGAGACTTCAGACGGCAAGCTCTTCGAGTATGTGAACTATGGCGATGACAACGACATGCCATACACCCTGCAGCAGTTGCTGCGCCGGAACATGGTGGCGCAGCGAGCTATGGCTTTCAACGTCCAGTGCTGCTACGGCCAGGGCGTGCGCTTCATGGACCGGGAGACCAAGCAGGACACTACCGACAGCGAGATACGCGACTTCTGCCTGAAGAACTCCATCCACGAGGTCTTCATGCAGCAGGCAACCGACATGAAGTTCTTCTTCTGGTCGGTAGAGGTCATCATCCTGAGCCGTGACCACTCCAAGATAGTCAACATCCGCCACAAGGACGTTTCCTACTGCCGCCTGGAGGTACCAAATGAGAAGGGGCGCATAGAGCATGTCTTCTTCGGCGACTTCCGCAACGTCATGTCGCCTGTCCACACCGAAGTCATCCCGCTGCTCGACCTCTATGACCCGCTGGGCGACCTCATGGCGCGCATGGGCAAGGCTCCGGATCCATATACCGGCATCAGGGGCAAGGCTCCTGAGATGGGCAAGGACTGCAAGTTTGCCATCATCTCACGCATCCCGACACCCGGACTGCAGTACTATCCGATACCATACTATGCCAGCATCTTCGACGATGCCTGGTACGACATCTACCGTCTCATCGGTATCGGCAAGCGCTACATGATCAAGAACACGTCCGCTCCTCGCATACAGATAGAGGTGCACCGCGACTACTGGGAAGAGCTCTGCAACAACGAGGACATCATCGACCCGGATAAGCGCAAGGAGCGCATCCTGCAGGAGAAGGACAACATCATCAACTTTGTTTGCGGACCGGAGAATGCCGGCAAGGCGCTCATCACGGGCTATTACTTCGACCCCAACGGCAAGGAGCAGCGAATGGTGCGCATCATCAACCTCTCCGAGGGCAGCAAGAAGGAGGGTGGCGACTGGGCTGACGACATGAGCGAGGCATCCAACGCTCTCTGCTTCTCGCTGGGCGTACATCCAAACCTCATCGGAGCCACACCAGGCAAGAGCCAGATGAACAATTCCGGCTCAGACAAGCGAGAGCTCTTCATCCTCAAGCAGTCGCTCGAGAAGGCTTGCCACGACATCATGTGCAAGCCTTACCACGTCATCTCCCACTACAATGGCTATGCCGACCGAGGAGTGACCGTAGACGTGCCGATGATAGAACTCACGACACTTGACAAAAACAAGGACCAACAGACATCAATCGTATCAAACAATGGCAAAAATGAAGATTCAAATCAGCAAGGATGATTTCGAGCAGAGCATCCTTGCAGCCACCAGTTCGCATTCTGAGGTGTTCGAGTCGGTGGAACCGCATTTCAAGGAGTCCTATCAGCGGCTCTGCCAGCAGATATTGGGCGAGGTAGGCGAGGCGGCACTGGAGACCAGCGACGACCTGCGTGAAGCAGTCATCAAGGCGGTGTGCCTCGATGCCTTCCTCGGCGTAGTCAGACACCTCGACCTCGTGCTTACGCCTACAGGCTTTGGCGTTGTGGCCAACAACGAGGTCACTCCAGCCAGTTCCTCCAGAGTAGAGGCACTCATAGAGCAATGCCGCATAGCCCTCATCGTGGCTCAAGACACAGTCATGTCTCATCTCACCGTAGTGTCAGGATGGGGAAGCACCCTCCAGGCTCAGCAGGGCATACAGACGGTTGTGTGGAGCATGGAGGGCTATTGCTATCTCACGAGACAGACCAGCATGACCTCCAAGGACTGGATGTCCAAGCTGGCAGCCATGCAGGAGGCAGACGCCACCCTTCGCAAGCTGGTGTCAGACGAACAGATGGATGACATCATGTGTCTGGTCAGAGGTGTGAGAGAGGGCAATGAGTTTGAAGGCTGCGTGCGCCTCATGCTGAGCCGGTGCCTGATCATGTTGGCCAACGACATGCTGTCGGCATACTCCAACGAGCGTGCGAGACTGCTCAGATACTTCGATGCACATCTCGATAACTTCCCAATATATGCGGATTCATCGGCATATAAGGCTAACCATTTCAAAGAGTTCAACAATGAAAAATCAAAACCTGCCTTCGTTTTCAACGCATAAAGATGGTACACAAGAGTTCAATTTCAAGGCGCCGTCATCGTGGGCGGAACTTTCAGAGGATCAGTTGCGCTATGTCCTTAGCATCATGTCGACGTTCCAGGATCATACCGTTGTCAAATGCTACCTTCTCGCAAGGTTCTGCGGTCTTACCGTACATAAGTACACCCGAACCGGGTGGAAATGCAGCGTTAAATGCGATGAAAGCGTTGAAAATGGCGATGCTAAGACTGGGAAAGTGCGAGAGAGAGTCCTGTATATCAGCGCTGCAGAAATCCTCTCGCTGCTCAAAAACTTCGATTTCATCGACTCCTTTACGGACTTTCGGCCTCTACAGGTCACAAGTGACGTTCAGCTGACGGCAGTAGATAGCCTGCTACGTGATATCAGCTTCTACGATTACCTCAATATCGAGAAGAACTACCAGCTGTTCATGCTCAAGCAGGAGGACAGATTCCTGCTGAAAATGGAGCATCTCATGTACAGGACAGCAGGCGGTTCTTCCGATGAAACCGCCAATTTCGAACCTTATGAGCTCCTCGGAGTCTTCATGTGGTTCTCGAGCGTCAAGGAGTATTTCGCCGCCAACTTTCCTCACTTCTTCAGACCAGCCAAAGAGGGTGGAGAACTGCGGCGTGAGGACATCCTGCCAGCCATGCAGGCGCAGATCAGGGCACTTACCGATGGTGACGTGACCAAACTGCAGGCAGTCTACAATACCGACTGCTGGGCTGCCCTCACGGAGCTTGATAACAAGGCACGAGAGGCAGAGGAGTTCAAGAAGCGCAACAGGCAAAACAATTAAATATTCAGCATATGACAGAGAAAATCTTCGATTCCATCGCCTATTTCAAGCAGCTGGCTGCCGAGTGCAGAACCTGCAGGGATTATAATTTTGTCGCAACAGAGTGTTCCGGACCAGATTCCATCCAGGGAGTCATGCAGCAGTTCCGCAAGGCATCCAACTTCATCATGGTCTCAGATACCGTTGACAGCAACACCCATTCCATCGGAGAGGGCTTCTTTGACCGCAACGTCTATACCGTCTGGATCCTGGCAGGGTACCGACGCGATGACATGGCAGACCGAGAGGCGAAACTGAATATCTGCAGATATATCTTCCGACAGTTCCTCAGTCGCATGCTATACGACAAGAGCCGTGAGGCATACGACGGGCAGATGGAGTTCCTGGACCTCACGCAGGTCTATTCGAGCGAGCTGGGCAGATGGTCCATGAATGGCGTCACAGGACTCTACTTCATGGTCACATCAGACGAACCTATCGACATACAGTATGACGAGAGCCTATGGCAGACGCAGCAGTAGATGATCTCCTCAGATATGAGCGAGGCTGGACTAACGCCATGGGCGACTACTGGAGAGAGCGCATGGAGCGGCTTCGTACCATCGATACCGGCCGCCTCTACGCTTCCATCAAGGCGCACCTGGAGCAGGGCTCTGTGACAACCATTGAGCACAACTTCCTGCAGTACGGTATCTATGTAGCTGCAGGAGTAGGACCGGCACATGAGTGGTACAAGTGGACCGAGGCACAGGGAGGCGAGAAAGTCCACCGCATCAACAACGGCGACCTCAAATTCCTGGGCGATGAATACCGCCGAGACAACAATCTCGAGAAACCGAAGAAAGTGGGCCCAGCCTGGGGCGGTCGCATCGCCGGTGGCGAACCTAAAGGCTGCCGTGACTGGTTCTCAAAGAAGTACTACTCATCTGTCATGAAGCTCAACGAGCATGAGGCTAGCTTCTACGGCGACCGGTACAATGGTCTGATGGCATCAGCCCTAACCGAAATCTTCAGGGGCATCGGAGCAGCACGCAACCTCTAGGGAGCGTATTTTTACCGAAAGCATCGGCATATTATCTTTGCAAACAAAAAGTAAAATGGCATACAAATTAGACAAGAGTGCACTTCAGACCCTTTTCGAGGGCATCAGAGACGAGCGGCGCCTGCAGGCTAACACGGCAAACCGCATCGGCAACGCTTTCCTCTCGCTGCTGCACTTCTGTGCTGACGAAACATCAGAAGCCTTTCTCAGCCGCAAGCATGACGATGCAGCCGAGGGCATGATTACCTTCCTGCGTGGACTCATCTCCGAGCAGATGGCGCAGCTCAAGGCGGGTGCACAGTTCGGGGATTTTGTTTCCGGGCTGTACAACGGCAAGGGCGCGCAGGTTGATGCCAGAGGCAATGCCGAGGTTGAGAGCATCACCGTCCGCACATACATGCGGGTCATGGAGCTGATTGTCAACCGCCTGTCTGCGCAGGAGGGTGACACTTTCTTCACAGAGAGCGACACCATCGAGAGCGTTGACAGTCTGGGCGATGATTGCTATGGCTTACACCTCCGCTCCAAGTATAGTGGATACTTTACGGCTCAGCATGTGGGCAACGTCATCAAGGGAGTGGTCAACAACATCGCCTCGGCAGCCAATTCTGGCACCTCGGCTGATTACTACACCTCATGGATGAGAGTCAACAGCGTCAACGCGGTTAAAAATTACATTGAGGTCACTCTGTATCCTGATGCCGATGTGCCGGCAGGCAAGAACTTCCCTCCATGCGAGCTCATGAACATCGCCCGTTATGGCAACCAGACCGATGAAAAGCTGCAGAGCTGCTTCTACATCTCCAGTTCCGAGGGGCGCATCGTCAAGCTGACGGGCGTCACCAAGCCGATACTCGATGATTACAACTACGGCATGGTCTTCGGCGACATGCCTGAGTTCGTCAAGTCGCTCGACCTTCCCATCGTCAAGGGCAGGGATTATCTCTATGCAGCCGGCATCATCACCCAGGATATCATACAGATCGACTACCATGGCAAGCCGATAGTCGATTTTGTAGACCGGGGACCATGGTCAGAGGCGGCAGAATATTTCTGCTCAGCTCTCAATCCGGAAACAGGTAAATACGAGACCTCCGACGTTTGGTATACAGGGTGCAAGTGGCGATGCCAGAAGACCGGTACCCATACCGCACCAAGATGGAACAATACCGACTGGGCGATGATAGAGGGCAATCCTGCCTTTACCATTGACTTTCTGGAAGACGAGACTATCTACGATTTTGACAACTTCCGAGCTCCGCTGACTGTCGTTGCTACGCTCTACGGCCAGGATATCACCTCAGATATCCTCGACAGCGATGTAGCCTGGACCAGATACACGGAGAACAGGGCTGGTGAGCAGAGAGTCACAAGTGACAATATCTGGTCACTCGAAGTCGGTTCCAAGGCAGGCAAGGCTATTGTACTGACCCAGTCTGACCTCTCCATCGACAGCGAGGGAGTTCCGGCTAAGATTAGATTCACGGCAACAGTTACACTTCGTGATGGTCTGGGCGACGAGGTTGCCCAAGATTCCATCACACTGGATTGTGTTTAATAACATAAAAGATGAAATACAAAAGATTAGACTTCAAATACACGCCTCTGCAGGTGAACACATCCAAGACAATATCAGGCAGCGTTCCGCTCGAACAGACTTATGACGCCAACCAGAATGAGTATGCTCCTAATTACGAGTTGACACCATGCGCCTTACAACCGGTCGTTGGTATAATCGACAGAGATAACATACTCGAGAGTGGTCGTGTCAATAGTGAACTGACAGATATCGCCTGGTACAGAGTCGAGAATGGCGTGGAGGGTAATGCGCTGGTTTCGACACCCAGGAAGCATGTCATCACCTCGACCGGCAATGATGCCGGCAAACTGCTCTGGTATGTCAACGCAGCGCCGCAGAAACCGATTCTGCTCAGATTCAAGGCGAAGTACCTGGACAGCAGAACAAATAAGGTTCACAGAATTATGATGGACTATTCCATCAACTGCAAGAATGCGACCCTCTACAAGCCGACGCTGCTGCTTTCGAGTGGTGACCGATACTATAATCCGCTTCGTGATACAGACAAGCAGGTCATCAATGCATCTCTGCGCCTCGGATCAGAGGAGTGCGCTAAGGAGAAGAGGCTGTTCATCTGGGAGATTCTCCGTGATAGAGGTCAGTTCTCTGCCATTACAGCAGATGACCTCGAAATCAAAGTTTCTGCAGATGGAACATCGGTTATTCTAGACCGCTCGCTCATGGGCAAGCGCATCTGCATCAGATGCAGGGCTAAATTCTCGGCAGATGGCAATCCGGCAAGCGTAGATCTGAGTGATGCTACACCGAACAGAATTGTCAATATCGTCCGCAGGATACCATTCTACGATTACGATATCCTCGACACGGTCGACGAAGTCCTGCCCGACACGAAGGTAGTAAACCCAGCGGCAACCATCTCTGACAATGTCGGAGAAATTGCGAACCCGACCAGAGAACTGCAGGTCCTCTGGTGGATGGCACCGAATAACTCGATACACTTTGAGAACGCTGTCCTTGTCGGACATGGCATGTCTCCGAGAGTACCTACAGATCTGCTGGATCCGAACAGGGGAGCTATCCTTGCTTTGGAAGTTAAAGACCTCGATCCTTTAGCTCTGGCTATGGATGCCGACGGCAAGGTCTTCGTGGACGCAGATGGCAATCCGTTCATTTTTCACTAATCATCATTTATAATATAATATATGGAAAGATACATCAAGGCAAATCGCAAGGTCGTGGAGTTGCTTCAGCTGACCGAGGACAGAACTGAGCTGCAGGATGGCAATTTCATTCTCTGGTGTCAGGATATCCTACAGCTTGGGGAACCTATCGAGTTCGAGGAGACGCTGTCCAGAATAGGCGCTATCGCTATGGATGGCAAGACCGCCTGCATGGAGCAGAAAGGCAAAGTGTGCAACAAGCTGCCTGTAGCTACAGACAGCAGATTCGTCATGACAGAGCAGAGAGAGGAGGCAGAAAATGAGTAGCGCAAGTAAGTCGACAACCATCAACTTCATACCAAAGATGGGTACATTTACTCCGTCAATCCAGTCGCCTGACGGAGATATCTACCAGGAGTACCAGAGAAATGGGGATGTCGTGACTGTCTATCCGGATTTCTCGCAGACGCAGCCGAAGCTGTACTTCGTTGTCATCTCATCGAGAACAGCAGAAGGCATCAGTACACCAACCTCCATGAAGTACTTCTTCAATGATACGGAGATTCCTTTCAATTCTGCAGGCAAGTCTACAGGACTGTTTGACGGTCTCTTTGAGATTATCAGACCAAGTGCTTCGCAATTATATTGGGGACTGAAAATCTGCAACAACCTGGTTAAGGTTTCCAATTATAGCGGCATTACAATCAGGATGGTCGGTACCATCACAGAGCGTTCTGGGCAGCAGGAGGCTACAGATGATATTCAGGCTAGCTACGATATCTCCGTTGGCCCTTACACAGGAGTCGCCTATCGTGTGACAATTAAGGCGCCGGCTAATGATACGCACAACTTCGTTCTGGGTAGCAAGAATGACAGCTGCCAGCTCGAAGCCAAAGTCACGCAGGGCAACGAAACTCTGACAGCAGGACTATATTACAAGTGGTATAAAGCAGTCAATAGCATCACAGGTTGGGAGCAGATTGCAGGAGCCAGTGCCAAGATACTCACCGTCAAGGCATCAGATGTTGATTGCACGAGGGAGTTCATGGTGGAAGTGTACAACGACAAGGCCATGGGCAAGGATAATATGCTGGGTTTCGACTTCCAGACTGTCATCGATGCGTCAGATCCATACGATATTGAGCCCAACCCGACACCGGCTGATGAGTCTATCAGTGAGGACGAGTCAGGCAATGGTACTGTGACCTATACTCCGAGACTGATTGTCAGGGGAAAGTCTGAGGCTATCGGTAGCAAGTTCTATTTCACGCTGAAGTCAGGTTCTGGTGTTGTTCTCAATACTGAGGCGGCACGCAAGCCTACTGTCCAGCTGAGTTCATTTACTGTGACCAGGGCAGACTGCGAGCATGCCGGTTACAGCAGCGTGGCATTAACGATTCAATCAGTCAAGTAGTAGTCTATGACAGTAATAACAAGAACTATTAATTTTATCAGGAAGGCTGTCAAGGGTGAGAAGGGCAGCGTCCTTCGAGGTCCGCAGCTGTGGAATACCTGCAGCAATGGATACACATTCGAAGCGGGTGGAGAAGGTGAAGAGTGGAAGGATGTTGTCTTATATAATGGCAATAGCTATTCCTGCATCAAGACGCACGTCAAGACTGCAGATAATTATCCGGGATCTGCAGCTGATCTGAACAACCATTATTGGCGACTGGGTCAGTCTATCGAACTCATCATAGCCCACATCATCCTCGCCCAGTACCAGATGGTGGAGAACCTGGGCGTCCGAACCATCGAGATGAAAGATAAGGACGGCAATGTAGTCTTCAGAGCTAAGGACGGCGATCTCGTTTGCAAGGGAGGCAATTTTGAGAACATTACGGCAACAGGTAATTTCAAGTCTAGAAATGAGAAGACCTGGAATGAAATCGAAATGAATGCTGATAAGGGTTACCTTGTTATGCGAGGACCAACTTCAGTTAATGATGATAACTGGGATTTGCCAAGCTCAATTGCAGAGATGACAGACCTTTTTAAGGTGAAATTTGAGACAGATTCTGATTCGCTGAGTCGAATTGCAACAATGGAATTATTTGGATATGGTGGAAGGAAACGGGTGAATATAGATCCAGAATTTGGTTTAAGAATATACTCTGATGAGGGGACAGATGAAGAAAGTCATCTGTTTTTGGGCAAGGATAGTATTAATTATAGTGACGGATTAGGTCATGTGTATCATAGTGATTGGAATAGTTTGCTAAAAAAAATATTATAATAATTATGGAAGGTAAAAAATTCAATTCGGTGACGAAAGTCACAACCGTCAACAGCAACCAGAGCCTGCTGCTGACAGACCAGAATGGCAATGTCACTAGCATCGGTATGGATGCGCTCAAGGCTGACCTTGCTGTTGGTCAGCATGCCTGGTGCGGAAGAGTGTGGGACACCGCCAACGCAACGCCTAAGGCTGCATCATACGTTGGCTCACTTGAGTTGCTGAAGGAGTTGCCATACATCCTCGGGCTTGGCGCATACCTGGTCAAGAATGACCACAGCCGTCGGAAGCTCGACAGCAAGGATCACTACAAGTATGCTACTGGTGAACCAGCAAAGCTGGATGGTACCGAAGGTCACTATCAGTGGGGATGGGGACGTAAATTCTACGTTGTCATCAAGGATATTGGCGGATTGCACTATGAGCAGATTGGCATCAAACCAATTCCTGGTGAGTTTAATTACGAGATTCCTATCGGCAGTCTCTCTGCTGCAGGATTCGCCACTATAGAGCGAAGCACAGGCAGACTTGTGAGCTATATCAATAATGGAACTGACTATCGTGGTGGAGACAACAATTCGTCTTATGATGGCAAAAATAATACGCTTCGGGGTAGACCGGCAACTAATCTGACTGCTGAGCAGTTCAGAGCTGCAGCACGCAAGAATGGCAAGGGCTGGCTCAGCACAACCATGCGACATACATCCATTGTAGCAATTCTTTTCGGCGTCATCTTCGGTACACATTACGATCAGGATGCCGTCAATGCCAACAAGGATGCCAATGGTCTCTTCCAGGGAGGACTCGGTGTAGGCTTGACACAGATGCCAGACTGGGGCGGATACAACGGCTATAGACCTGTAGCACCTATGAGTGCAGGCATCGAGCTTGGGGATTCGTGCGGTGAAGCAACTTACGCAGTCAAGAATGACGCAGGCACAACGGTATATAATGCCAAGATTCCATGTTTCTTCGGCTTAAAGAACGGCTTCGGCAATCTCTGGCGAATGCCGGATGATGAGTTCTGTCAGGTCAACAGTGACAAGACCATGACACACCTCGTGGCTCCGTCAATATACGGTTCCTGGACCATCGGCAACGCTTCCGGCATGATAGCGTTGAGCAAGTCACCAGGCGGTGGTGAAGGATGGATCAAGACCTTGTCGATGGAACATCTCGAGAACTTCTGTACGCAGATTGGTGCTACAGAGTCAACATATTTGACTTGCTATTTCTGGAATACGTCAGGAGCAACTTCCGGTTTTCGCCTGTGTCTTCGCGGTGGCTACGCTGACAGTGGTGGTCTCTGCGGTCTTTCGGCGCTCAGCGTGTACTATGCTGTCTCGGATTCCAATGTGCGCTACGGTGCGGCCCTCTGCGAAGCAGCATCCGAGTGGTCAATTGAACCAGTGTATTACGAGGCGGCCTAGAGTGGACAGAGGTGTGCTGACGTGAGCAGGAGTGTGCAGGTTTGGCCAAGGCTTCCCAGCGGAACCAAGGGCAATCCTGAGCACCCTGCGAGCGTAGCGAGCAAACCCAACCGCCCTTGGGCGGTCGATTTTTTTTGAAATTTCGCTCTTTGACATTCTTTCATTCCGATTTTTTTCAGTACCTTTGCAGGCGGTTTTCAAACCAGGCTGTGATTCCTGCGCCGGTTTTCGCCTGTGTCTTCGCGGTGGCAACGCTGACAATGGTGGTCAATGCGGTCTTTCGACGCTCAACGTGAACAATGCTGTCTCGGATTCCAATGTGAACTACGGTGCGGCCCTCAACTTAACAAGATACTGCAGGTTAGTTTGCTTAGCTGCAGAGATTTCGGGAGTCAGGCCTTGCCTCATGGCAAAACATACACTTTAGCAGAATAGCAAGTAGATGATGGCAATGGGTCATCCGGTCGAAAGTTAGGACATTAGAAAAGCAGACAACAGACACAGACACCGACATTTATCAGACACCGACCTTTTTTTTATAAATAAAATTTTAAGCAAGTGAAGAGGTTAGGTAACATTTCACAGGCGGTTGAGACTTTGCAAAATTTTCGTGAAGCATTTTTTGATTTTTCGAGGCACAAGAAGTCCCGTCTCTCAGTACAAGCGTTTGAGGCAGAGTTTGAAACAAATCTTCAAGCTCTGCTAAATGCATATGTTAATCAGACATGGCATACATCAGACTATGAGGCCAAGCCGGTTGAAAAACCCAAGCATCGTATAGTCAATAAGTTGCCTGTTGGCGATCATGTCATTCAGCATGCAGCCATGCACACCAGTGAAGATAAGTTGAGAGCCAAGATTCCTTTCAACAGTCCAGCTGGTACCAAGGGGCGTGGCACGCATTTCTTCTACAAGATTATCAAGCAGGACATCTATACCTCGCCACAGCTAGAGACATTCTATTGCTTGCCCATGGATATACATCATTATTTCCAGCATGTTGAGCACAATCTGCTCAAGAGAGAGTACAGGTTGTATATCAAGGACCGCAAGCTGCTTGCATTCATCGACGAGGTCGTTGACAGCTATGCCAACGGCATAGTGCTGGGCGTCAAGCTTACACAACTTTTGGGGCAACTGTTTCTGGCGAGGTTTGACTATCTCGCCATGCGGTGTTTCGACATACTCCAAGACCCCGAGAAACACGGCTACTGGCAGGCTCGGTACGTCACAGACATGCTCCTCACATGCCGCTCGGAGCAGCAAGCTATCGTTTTAAATGTGGGGGGGTAAAATCCCTCAATGAGCGCTTCGACCATTTTTGCCGCGAAGGGCTCAAACATTATTATAGATTCATGGACAATATCTTCATCATGCATGAAGATAAGGTCTTCTTACGCCTCATAGCGGAGCTTGCAGTCATGCACTTGGCTAGAGACTGGAAGCTGAGCATCAATAAAAGTTGGAATATTCATCGTACATGTGACGGCATAGACTTCTGTGGACAGAAGATCTTTGCCGACCATGCCCTTTTGCGCAAGCGCACCAAGCAGGCACTCTGTGCCCAGGTGGCAAGATTGCGCAAACGTGGACTTAACGATGAACAGATCCGGCGCAAGGCAGCATCCAGGCTTGGCCTAGCCAAACACGCAGATACAAAAAACTTATTAAATAAAATCGGTATGAAAAAGTATGGTCAGATTGTGAAGGCTCGCAAGGGAGAGGTTCCCTTCGAGGGCATGAGCATGGCACAGAAGAAGCATCCAGGCGATATCCTGTGCCACAACATTGAGGACTATGACAAGTTCCTCATCCTCATAGAGGATTACAAGATAGATAAGTCGAGAGTCGACTTCAAAATGGAGCAGGTTGAAGAAGTTGACGACCAGGGCGTCAAGCACATAGTCACCAAGAAGGTGCCTAAGGACCGCCTAGCCATCCGCTTCCGTTTCATCAATCACGTCCGGAAGACAGGACAACTCGATGAACATGGCGATGAGATTGAGGAGCCGGTTTGGCAACCTGAGTCGTGGTGGCTCTTTACTGGCTCAGATATTCTGGTTGACCAGGCACGCAAGGAGTGGGAACTGCTGGACAAGGGCTTCTACACCGTTGCCGCCGAACTCACCAATAAATTTGGCAAGAAATTCTATAAGTTTATCTAGATGCATAAGAAATTTTATCTTTGCCGCATGTCATACTTGAGATATGACAGCAAGCATTTTCTCCTGTTCCTGAGCGAGCAGAGAGTTGAAAACTATCACCCAGACGCCAACATGTCGGAGTCTGATGATGATAGTAAGACAGTGACAGCCTACAGCTATGAGGGGACAGAGATTGACGGCTCAACCAAGATTGAGGCGGAGTCGGCAAGCTATCGCGAGTTCGTGAATGGTCTGGTTCGTACTAAGTACAGCCAGAGCGATGTCGAAGCTATCCTGTGCAACCATGGTGATGGCAACAGGGAGCACGAGACAGAGTACCAGGTATTCCAGGAGTGGCGAGAGCAGGCTAAGCAGATGGCCAGAGAGTTACTCGACCGGGATATCTCATAGTTATCAGATACGGCAGGAGGGCAATAGTTCTTCCTGCCGTATTTTTATATATCTTATATTATATGTACCTTTGTGCCAGATAAAATCAGGTACAGATATGCAGAGAAATACCAAGGATTGGATACACTACAGCTCTGCTGGCATAGTCCTGCTTGCTGGCATTGTGCTCGTGTACATCAGCTTTTTTATGTCCCACGACGTCACGTCTAACGTCTTGTGGTACTTTGGGCAGAGTCTGGTTTACGTGGCAACCGTCTTTGGTTTCGCACTGACTTTTGACACCAGAGTTAAAGACATTATCAATAAATATTTTAACAATAAAAATGGCACGCAAGATTAAGAAAATTTTCGTACATTGTACAGCAAGCCGACAGTCATGGTCTGTCGATGCCTTGCTCAAGGAATTTAGAAACAAAGGATGGCATTATCCAGGCTACCACTGGGTCGTAACCGCAGATGGCAAGCGCACGCAGCTCATGACAGAAGACCTGCCGTCCAACGGAGTCAAGGGGCACAATTACGATTCCGTCAACGTTGCATACATGGGTGGAATATCCCGCACAGGCAAGGCTATCGACAACCGAACAGATGAGCAGAAGGCTGGACTTCGCCAACTCTTGAAGGAGTTGCGCCAGCGCTACCCTGATGCTAAGATCATGGGACATCGTGACATCTCGCCTGACAAGAACCACAATGGAGTGGTCGATCCATGGGAGCGTATCAAGGAGTGCCCATGTTTCGACGCTATTCCTGAGTATGCTGACATTTAAAACAAGAATTATGCAGAAACATCTCAAGTCAATCATCATGGTCATATCGGTGATATTGGTCATCATCGCCTGCTTCTGGATTTTTGACCATCGACAGCAGCGAGCGGAGCAGGAACTGAGAGAACAGCTCAATGGGCTGAAACTTCAGTATGCTCCAGCCGAGCGAGACACCATCCGAGACTCTGTCACAGTCATCACGCAGCAGGTGCTGCAGATGAAGGAAGAGGAGTATAAACTTCAAGCCTACGACCGCCAACTGCTCCATGACCTGGACATTCGTCTTGGCCAGGTCTTGGCAGACCAGCGCACGAGTCTGAGTACTGCTGATACGGTCAAGACTGACCGCAGCGACTCGGTCTATACCTACAGCGACCGATGGCTCAGTTTCCGTCTCAATACGGCGGACTCCATCTTGACATACAAGGCGAGAGACAGCCTCCAGACCATCGTCTACAGGCAGTATAAGCACAGATTCCTCTGGTGGCGGTGGGGCACCAGAGGCTATGATGTCAAGGTCATCAACTTCAATCCCCATTCCAACATATTATATAACAGCCATATACAAGTCAACCGATAATGGCAAGACAAGAGGTATATACAACAGTCATCAAGCTCAACTCAGAGGAGGCGAAGAACCGACTCAAAGAGTTAGAGGACAGAGTCGCTCGTCTGAAGAAGGCAAAACAGGAAGCCTTCTCGGCGGGCGATTCCCGTTTAGGCGCATCCCTCGCCAAGGATCTGAAGGCCGCAGAGCGAGAGATGAAGCAATTCAAGAACTCAACCATGAGCGTCAAGGAGACACTCGACAACCTGTCTAGTGCAAGCCTCGGACAGCTGGAGAAGGCAGCAAGACATCTGAAGGGACAGATGAAGGCAGCGTCTGACCCTTCAGACTTCGCAAAATTGGACGCTCAACTCTCCAAGGTTAAGGAGCAGATGCTTGCCCTGAAGGGTGCGACACGCAAGGCTGATGAGGAAGCGAGACGCATGACCGAAACCGTGTCAAATCTGAAACATGCATCTCTCAACGATCTCAACTTTACTGCAGGCAGACTTCGCTCGCAGATGGCCGATTTCGACCCGAACACAACCATGTACGCCTCTCGAGCTTCGCAGCTGAAGCTGGTCGAGGCAGAGCTGGAACGCATCCGACAGAGCGAGCAGAAGGTGGTCACCCTCATGCAGCAGTATGACAAGGAAATTGACCGCACAAATGTGGATATCAAGGAGACCAAGAGGCAGATGCAGCTCGTCAACAACACCATGGCCAACCTCAAAACCTCATCCATCCGTGACCTCGAATACTCCATCAGGGCGCTCAATCAGCAGATGCAGGGCATGCAGCGTGGTACCGAGCAGTTCAAACAGATGGAGCTGAAGGCGAAGCAGCTGAAGGCAGAACTGCAGGCGGTCAGAGCCGAAGGAGTAGCCCAGGAGTCCTGGATTAAGCGCTCTGCTGACTGGTTCAACCGTATGCAGGGCATTGCCTTTGGAGCCGTCGCTGCAATCTCCGGCATCACCTTCACAGTCAAGAAGTGTGTGGAGGAGTATGCCAAGATGGACGATGAGATGACCAACGTCCGCAAGTACACTGGGCAGGCAGCCGAGGAAGTCGAGCGTATGAACGAAGACTTCAAGAAGATGGATACCCGCACACCTCGCCAGAAGCTCAACCAACTAGCCGAAGATGCCGGCAGACTCGGCATCACATCGACTGCTGCAGTTGAGGAGTTTGTCGATGGAGCGGATAAAATCAATGTTGCACTCGGTGATGACCTCGGCGATAAAGCAGTCTCTCAAATCGGTAAACTCGCCCAGATGTTCGGCGAAGACAAGACCAAAGGTCTGCGAGGTGCCATGTTGGCGACAGGTTCTGCAGTCAACGAACTGGCTCAGAATTCTTCTGCCTCTGCCGGTTATCTCGTTGACTTCACTGCCCGTGTGGCAGGTGTCGGCAAGCAGGCAGGCTTTACACAGGCTCAGATCATGGGTCTCGCTTCTGTCCTTGACCAGAACATGCAGCAAGATGAAACGGCAGCAACAGCTGTGCAGAACCTCCTGGCAAAAATGTTCCAGGACTCAGCCAAGTTTGCTCAGATTGCAGGTCTAAATGTCAAGGAATTCGCAAAGACGTTAAAGGAGGACGCCAATGGCGCACTTCTCCAGTTTTTGGCAGCCATGAGAGCCAAGGGCGGTTTTGCCGACCTTGCACCAATGTTCGAGGAAATGAAGATGGATGGATCCAGGGCTACTGGAGTCCTCACCGTCCTCGCAGACAAGCTCGATGACATCAAGACTGCCCAGAACCTGGCAAACGAAGCCTATTCCGAAGGCACATCCGTCCTCAATGAGTTCGAGACACAGAACGAGAGTGTACAGGCTCAACTTGACAAAGCGAGCAAGAAGTTCCTGGATCTCTCCATAGAACTGGGCCAGAAACTCTATCCTGCAGCACGATATTGCATATCTGCTGCCAGTCTCGGAGTTCGGGCACTCTCAACCCTCGTTGATTTCGTCAAAGATTATTGGCGCATATTAATTGTGCTGACAGCTGCCATCGTCACCTATACTGCAGTATCTAAGGCCAAGTTGATCGCAGAGAAGGCGCAAATGGCATGGCTCAACATCATGATTCTACGCGAAAAGGCGCATCTCGTCCTTGTAGGTCTTAAGACATCTGCTCTCAAGACCATGGTAATCGTTCAGATGGCGTTGACACGAGAAATAAAACTGACCACAGCTGCACAAATGTTGTGGAACAAAGTGTTGTTGGCCAACCCGATCACTGCTGTGATTGCTGTTGTTGCCGGTCTGACAGCCGCAATCGTCACACTGTCTAAAGAGACGAGCACAGCTGAGCAGGCTCAGCGTGACTACAATGATGCCGTGACAGATGCCAACAAGCAGGCAGCAGAAGAGGAGGCATCCATCATGCGCCTCGTTTCTGCCATCCAGTCCAACACCACAGCTGAGTCAGACCGCAAGGCAGCCCTGGAGGAACTCAACGGCAAGCTGATGCGTGAACACCTCGGCAACATCACCGAGGAAGCAGTGCGCACCGGTCAAGCAACAAGGCAGATTCAGTCGTACATTGACATGATGAAGAAGAAGATTGTCATCGACGGCCTACAGAAGAAGCTGGCAGAGTCAATAGCTAAGCAAGCGGAAGATGAAGACCTGTTAGGAGAGGCTAACAATGACAATAGAGGTTACTGGAAACGCTTCTGGGATAGGCTAAACCCATTTGCAGGTGGCAAGACTCAAAAACTTAACTTCGCAGCTGACCACAAGGACCAGCTACTACAGAGTGTCGAAAGAGAAAAGCAGTATCAGCAGAAGCTCATCGACAAGATAAATGAGCTGGAGTCTCAGCACTTCGAAGTCTATGACCCAGAGCCATGGCGCAACAATGGCTTCAATGGCAAGGACAATGATGGTACTATCATTAAGAAGCAGAGTACAGCCGGCACTCATCAAGCTTCAGATAAGGAGCGCAAGGCTAGGGCCAAGGCTGAGAAGACTGCGGCTGCAGAAGCTCGCAAGCGTGAGGCAGAAGCCAAGCGCAAGCAGAAGCAGGCTGCCGATAGCATCAAGGCTGAGACCAGCGAACTGATGGCTAACAACGCCAAAGCCTATGCAGAAGGCAAGAAAACCTATCAGCAGTTCCTCGATGACCGACAGAACATCCAGATTAAGGGCTTTGCTAAGCTGAAGCAACTCTATGGAGCAGAGAGCAATGAGTATAAGCAGTTACTTGACAACCAGGTCACTGTCGTCAAGCAGCATGATGCTGCCATACTGAAGATGAATGAGCAGAGCATTGAGCGTGAGCGCCTACAGAAGGAGGCTAGCATCAAGGCTCAATACAATGATGCCAACTCAGCTATCTATCAGAATGACATAGCTCTCGATGAAGCCATCTATCAGAATGATGCAGATGCCATGCAAAAGCGCCTGGCACTCTACAATGAGGGCAGCGAGGAATGGCTGGATCTGAAGGCTGAGATGGAGCAGGCATCACTTGACCACCAGCTGCAGATGCAGGAGTCATACCAGAACCAGCTGAAGGAGTTGCGTCAGCAGTTCGGTAAGCAAGACCTGCAGGCACAGGAGACCATGTACCTCAATGGCCTTGACAATCTCTACAAGCAGGGATTGATCAAGGAGGAGGAATATCAGCAGATGAAGTTGGAGATAACCAAGCAGTTTGCTGCACAGAGAGCGCAGATTGATGCTGATGATCATGGTGCTGGTAGCGCTCAGCTGAAGATTAATGATAAGTCATCAGAGATGGTCAACAGCGCCAGGGCTGCAGCAGGTGAGTCCCAGTCGACCGGCAATGCAACTCTGGGTGGATACTTCTCTTCACAGATTCAGAACTACCAGAACACCATGGAGAAGTTGAAGGAGTTGTATGGCAACGACAAGCAGAACCATGCTGCATACATGCAGGCGAAAGCGCAGGTGACAGCCAACTTCCTCGACAACATGGTGCAGCAGACATCTGCGGCATACAACGGCATCAACAACATTCTTTCTTCTGCGTCAGCATACGCTCAGGCATGCTCAGACCTGGAGCAAGCCAAAATCTCCAAGAACTACGAGAAACAGATTGCTGCAGCTGGCAAAAACTCGAAGAAAAAGAAAAAGTTGGAAGAGAAGCGTGACAAGGAACTGGCTGCTGCCAAGTCGAAGGCTAACAAGAAGGCGATGAAGATCGAGATTGCTCAGGCAATCGCATCTACGGCCATGGCTGCTATCAACGCCTACTCTTCTGCTGCTGCCATCAAGGGTACCGGCTGGTTGTTGGCACCTATCGCAGCCGGCATGGCGACCGCAGCAGGTATGCTGCAGATTGCAACCATCAAGAAGCAGCACCAGGCAGAGGCTGCAGGTTATTACGAAGGTGGTTACACCGGTGGCAACCGCTACCGAAAGGAGGCTGGAGTTGTGCATGAAGGTGAGTTTGTGGCTAATCACAATGCCGTCAACAACTCATCCATCCGTCCGGCTCTTGACCTCATCGATAGGGCCCAGCGCACCAATACAGTTGGCTCGCTGACTGCTGATGATATCACACGTTCTCTGGGACAGGGCAGCAGTACCGTGGTGGCTCCTGTTGTCAATGTTAACAATGACAACACCGAAGTACGCCAGTCCCTCGATGGTGTCAATGCAGCCGTCAGCCGTCTGACACAGACGCTTGACGATGGCATTGAGGTCGAGGTTCCGATATCTGGCCGTAGAGGTCTGCACCGCAGACTGCAGGATTATCAGCGCATTTTAAACAATAAGTAGTGGAATATGATAACATGCATCATCAATGGCCATAAGGCCTATCCCATTTCTACATCATCCATCAAGGTGACATACGCCAACCAGTATGTCACCGATGATGGTGAGTACACCTATGACATCACCTTCCCCATGAATATCCTGGAGAACCGTGTCATATTCAAGAATGTCTCACGCTTGGAAGTCAAGAAGAACATCGCCAAATACGATGACTGCAAGCTGTACTGTAACAGCCAGCTCATCATGAGCGGTGTCGGTACCATACTCTCCGTGAATGAGAGAGAAATCAAACTGCAGATAGTCGGAGGCAAATCACGCATCAAGTTCAATGACCGCCTGACCAAGCACTACATCGATGAGATTCCGTTTGGCACAGCTGACAAGCCCGGTTATACAGTTGATAAGGGCTTGTCTCAGGGGTGGAAAGGTCTTCCGAAGATTAAGGACATCTATAGATTGGATGATGATAAATCGAAGTTCCTGGGAGTAGAGGGTAAATGGTGTTTTGTTCCTATACGGGACGAAACAAATGATATGATTGCCAATTTTGTCGGAGTAGATAAAACGAAAGGATTTATTGGCTACAATGCACCATTTATCATGAACCTGGCTGTTCAGCCCAACCTGATGTATATCTTCCGTAAGGTAGTAGAATACGAGGGATATACTCTCAAGCGCAACGACTTCGACTGCAAGCCGTGGAACCTCCTGTATATCGCATCGGCCTACAAGACTCGTGAGCTGCGAAGGGCACTTCCTCATTGGTCGAGCTATACTTTTATAGAGGAATTTCGAAAGCTTTTCAATGCCACCATTGTTTTTGATGATATCCAAAAAACTTGTTCTGTCATCAAAAAATCAGAGCTGACAACCGCAGATTCCGTAGCGATTGAGCCTCTGGCCGAATACACAACGGACTACGACGAAGACGGATCCTTCTCCACGTCATCTACAGCAAATCTGGAGTATAATCTGGGTGATTCTGCAAACAGAGATAACTATGAAGTTATTTCCAAAAAAGTCTTCGAGAATTTTGAAATAGTCCATAGTACAGCTACCTTGGACCCGCAAAATCAGTTCCAAGGGACAACACAGTCATGGTCTGAAAAACAAAAAAGACAGACCATCATTGAGTGTAATGGTAGTTACTACATATATGTAGAGAATGAGGGTTCGAAAACATGGCAGCTGGCAGGCGTTTGGTCACCATTAATCAGGGACAGTTCTTCTGATGACTATGTTGAACTTAACATATCTCCTGCAGCACAAGTTGTAGAAGATATCAATTTCAAAACAGCATTCCTGGAAGATAATTACTACGAGAAGCGATGCCTTCTTTCAATACCTAATGGTAAGGAGCCGGATTCAAAGGAGTGCGATGTTGATGATGACGGATTCAGCTACACATCCGTGCAGGATGCGATTGATGATGAGTCAACACTCGACAAATCCGAAGATGATCAGGAATGCATGAATATATTCTTCATTATTCCAGGAGAAGTACAGGATGACAACAAATTTAGTTGGGTTAGAGCGAAGTCTAGGTGGCCAAAATTCAAAACCGACTACCGAATAAATAAAGAATATTGTGGTAGTACCGAAGGAGGATTTGGCGGGAACGGAGGAGGAACATTTAAAGACAAGTATCCTTACTCTCTGTCGATTTGTACGAAATCTACTAATGATGTTGTTACTCTGGGTTGCTTACATGATAATGCTCTCAGAATAGACAATAAAAACTGCATGGAGGTCAAGTTTCAGTCAGATGACATACCGGATCCATCCAAGATATACATCATCCGCAACAAGAAATATGTGTGCGAGAAGATAGAGATGGAAGTCAAGGACGATGACATCGAGCCAGTTTACACGGGATATTTTTATATGCTATCATAATATATATAATAAGGTGGGGAGCAGTTAGCTCTCCACCTTATTATATTATAGGATACCCTGATAGTTCTTGATATACTCATTCGCCTTCTGTATATCCTTAGGCGTATAGATGTCTGTGATGAGTATAGATGAGTGTCTCGCCTGGTCTCTGACCGACAAGACATCGGCATTGGCCCGCAGCATATTGGTGATGCCTGTGTCCTTCAAGCTATAAAATTTGAAGCGAGGTGAGAGTTTCAGTTCCTTTCTCAAGACACGAGTCCAGTAGTCTCTGAACATTTTCTCGTTCTTTCTCTCTGGTCCTGGACAGAAACCGTCAGAGAAGAGGTAGTCCTGCCCTGGGTGTGAGAAGATGTTGAGTTCCATCATCAGCTTGATGACATGAGTCGGCAAGGTGATCACGGCATCATTGCCGTTCTTCGTGTTCTCTCCATGCAGAGTGATTGTCTGAGTCTTTACATGGATATCGCAGATTCTGAGATAGGACATCTCTCGAGGGCGGATGAAGAGGTAGTGAATGATTTCGCACGCCAGCAGATAGTGCTTGTTGTGCTCCTGTAGGTAGTCTCTGATGAGCTGCATGGTACAATCTGGTATGACATCTCTGCTTTTCTTCTGCCTGTTCTTGATACGTTCCAAACCTTCTGTTGGGTTCTTGGGTATATAGCCTCGAGCCAACAGATAAGCAGAAAAACTCTTAGTCCAGGCAAGATAGTTGTTGCGTGTCAGGACTGTATTATTGCGGTCGATGAAAATGTAGTCCAGGAACTTGCTAACATTACCTCTGTCCCATTGGTAGGAGTAGTTGAGACCTCAGTTCGGGATAACGAGCTCTATCTAAAGGCTTTATAATGTTTTTATATAAGGGACACAGAGGCTTGGCAACCATCTATATATCTTGGATGGTTGCTGAGACAAAATCCTCATGTAAAATATGCAATGTTAGAAAAGACTCAGCTGTTTCGTATCTTCGATAACGTATCCAGTAAGTGCC